TCATGGTAAGTGTAGGAACTGACATGCGTGTCCTATAACGCTTTTGTTACAAAACCCCTATTGCGTCAAAGTCGTCAATATGGTCATCAATGGTACGACTATGCTCTTTTCCCATAGACCTTACCCTCAAAGATAAAACTACCGTCATGGTTAATAGGAATTGTGACTACGGTCACACGATTGGCGTCGACATAAGCAACAGCGAATCCCGTCTGCCAGTTGGCATAGCCCCTTGTATAGCTCATACCGCTACTAGACAGGTCAACTAGGTTGCCTACCTCTACACCCTGTAATACACGCCCTAAACGCCCATTGTGGGCTTCTGAGTAGGACATGTGACCTAACCTATGAGTGTGACCACAGACAACATTTTTACCTATGCGGCGTGCGCCGTTTAAGGCTGTCTGCCCAGCATTGTTAGACATAGGGAAAGCGTCGCCATGAGTGACATGCCAACCTTTTGCCCAGTCAAATCCGTATGGGTGAAACTTGATGTTGAGCTTGTCATATCCCATAAAACGCTCATACTTGAGTTCGGGTAAGTTAAGAAAACTTGGCAGTCTTTTCTTGATTGATCTGTATAGTCTGATTCCATGATTGCTACCCACTATGTCGGTTACTCCCAAGTAAGTTAATACCTCTTGGGTAAATACTCTGTCCTCATCTAGATTGCCAACCATTTCGTCAATGGTATTGGCATTAAAGCTGCCTAACTGAGGCATGTCTATCTCATCACCCACACAGATTGTTTGGTGTGGATTCCATTTGGCTAGAAAACGACCAACTGTCTTTACTGCTACTTCATTTATGTACGGGGCTTGCAGATCACTTATGAACGCAATGCGCTTAATAGGTTAGTCCTCGTCCTCGTCGTCATCATAGAACGGTGTGATGTCGGTATCGGCTATCTGAGGTATTAACCAGTCAGGTAAGTAAGCCTTGTCCATCATTCCCATTGCTACTTCGACGGTGAAACCAGCTCTACGCAATGATAAGTACCATTCATTTAGCGCAATGGCGTGCATGTCTAATTCAGTAGTCTCACGACGAGCTACTGATTTACGTCTGCGTACTGGTTTCTTTTTGGCTGCCATGTTTTAATTGTCTCTTGATAGTAGGACAAATAGGTCATCAACACGCCGCTCTAAGCGATTGATTTGATCTTTGATACTTGATCCCCCATTGGGTCTAAGTTCATTTAACCAGCCTTTGACTAAGAACCTAAGTCCTATTGCAAAGCCAGTAAATACAGTTGTTATTGCGGCACAGATAGCGGCAATTTCTACCGCTGTCATTACTCTTTTGCGCCTATGCCAAACTGTGTGTCATCAGGATTTAATGCACGCAGTAAAGGTGCAATAAAAGCAACAGCAAAGGCTTTCCATAACTCTGAAGGTGCAAGGTCAGGTTGTGTTACATAGATTGTGGCTAGACAAACAAAGGCTGAGCGTCCATAGCTGTTAATCATTGCCCAATGTTTAGATTTCATATTTTGCCCCCTAGTAGTGGTATGTCAAAAAAAGTACTGTCATTATCGGAAGCCTTTGCAAAACTGGTGTGAATATGGTGATTGTGCGGATTGAACCCTTTGTACTTACGCCAACGCCAACCCAGTACAGGGCTAGCAATACGACCTAAGTGAATTACATAAGATATGCGTCCATGATTTTTCCCGTAGAGTCTAAGCTGATCTGCCAGATATGCTGAATCCCCTTTGTTGTCAGAAAGGCTAGCGTCAATGTCAATAGCTCTAACGACGCCGTTGGACTTCGGGTCAGGTATATGGTCTGACTTACCTGCCTGTTGATGACGCAGATCAGCCACCCACCCGTCGCTGCGCCTGCCACGACTTGGGTAAGAATCATCTATCTGTTCACGCAGCTGTACTGCGCTCTTGGACAACCATGGCTTCATTAGGAAAGTAGTAAAGCAGCTTCCTCAGCTGTGATGCCTAACTTGGCTAATAGATCAGCCTTAGCCTCAGCCTTAGTAGCAGCGTCAGCGTCAGCTTGTGCCTTGTCTGCTTCTGCCTTTGCTCGGTCTGCCTCTAACTGTGCAATTTCCTCATTAGTTAGTTCAACCTCAATCTGCTCTTTAGTTTCGCAGTTGATGATTAGTTTAGTTGGTTTTGTCATGTTTTCTCCTTTATGAGTTTGAGATGCCGTATAGGTAAGCGGTTGAATATTGGGCAAGTGTTTGTCCTGATGAATAAATGGACAACTCATTAATGGCTGAAGTTGATGACCATAAACCAGCATGCAGGATTAGTTCTCTTGTTGTTGAGTTATCCTCATTAACAAAATCTACTGAATATGATTTGTAGTTTGCGCTGGCATAATTTGGAAAATAAATCTCCATATTGCAAAACGTATTAGCGGTTTGACCTGATCCGCCACCAATCGCTGCAATTTGATCGTTTGTATTGTTGAATGAAAATACACTAGAACTTGTTCCATAGGCTTCAACATTTCGCCATGATCTATTAGTGCTTACATTGTTTATTTTCATGTTTAATGCAGTTGCATCAATGCCTGAGTTTGCAGTTATTCTGCCAGTAAATACCAGTTTGAGGTCTGTGTAAGTTGAAGGTATTGACGTGAAAGTAATGGCTGATGAACCGCCTGAACCAACTTCGCCCTTATCAATAAGCGTATATGTATTAGCCATTATTCCGCCTTAATTCCATAAAGGGTAAAGGTTGATCCTGCGTTCAAAGTATTTGAAGTAACTAAAACATCAATGCGGTTAATGGCTGAAGTGCTGCGATAAAGGCTGACTGAAGCCTCTGCACCTGGGTAAGTGCCAGCCGTTGAATTTGCTCTACTTAACACAGTTTTAAAGGTTGTCGTATTAGAATAGTTTTGAATATGCGCAATAGAATTAAAGGTGTTACCTGTTGAAGGCTCTACAAAATACCCAAGGACTGCCGCATCTCTGGCAGTTAATCTACCTGAAGCGGCTGAACTGCCATCACCATAAAGGTAAGTAGCAGAGTAAATAGAAGTTGAATCATTGTTAAAGCGCATATACAGGGCATTAGCACCGCTTGAAGTGCCAGCCGTAGTTACTAAAATTAAGTCTGTATAGGTTGCAGGTATTGAGGACATAACCAAAACACTTGCATTAGATGAGCCAAGTGTAACTGCCGCTATCGGTTCATAAGTTGATGACATGTCAGTCCTTTATTCCGTATAGGGCGAAGGTTGAACCTGCAATAAAAGATTGACTGTTATCGCAAATAATATCTATGCTAGTAATTGCTTCAGGTGTCTTGAACCATAAACCGCTTGTTAAACTTATATTGTTTCCAGTTGTATCAGTTGTGTTTGCATTGTATCCTGCTAATGTTCTAAGTGTTTTTGCTTTAGTTGTTGAGGTATAATCTAAAATATCCATAATTGCTACGCCATATATATTTGCATAACCTGACCAAGAATTAGGAATCCAATTTCGCCCTGCTGTAATAATTCTAGTTGCTGAAGTGCTTGAGCCAGCAAACACCGTACTGCCATTTCCTGCTAAATGATGAGCAGCATAATTTGAACTAGTATCACTATTAAATCTCATTTCTGCACTATAACGATCCTCGCCAGCACTTCCCGTACCTTTTGCTAAACATCTAATTTGTAAATGTTTATAGGTTGAGGGAATTGAACTAAAAGTTATAGACGAAGCGGAAGAACTTAATGTAACTGTTGAAATAGATTCGTAGGAACTAGGCGCAACAGGTGGCGCACCTGTGCCATAAATACCAGCAGCAATGTTGCCGATCATTAGGCTATTGCGCCTGTGATAACCCAAGTATTAGCGGCAGTACGAACTGCAACGCATGACTTGTATTGTGCCAAGGTTGGTGCTGTTGGTGCTGCACCAGCTGAGGCAATGGTTACACCTGAACCAGCGGCAAAGGTTAACAACCCTGCGCCTGTGTTTAGAAAGGTAATTGCTGAACCGACTGCGGCAGCTGTAAGAGTTGAGTCAGGGGCAATGGTTACAGTCTTGGTTGAAGCGTTTGTTGTGATAACCAAAGCTTGATAAAGGTCTGTATTGGCTACTGTGTAAGTAGCACCTGACTGTGCATTTGCTGTGAAGGTCACTAAGCCATTGAACATAGCCGCTGAAAGAACATCACCCGTTGAAGCTGGAAAACCTGTTGCCATTGTATTACTCCTTAGTAGCTTAGTATATCATCACCGAGGACGCCATAGGTGGTGTTACCTATGATAAACCCGTCTGTGATTGGTTCAAGTGTGGTGAAAGTACCCAACCAGCGGTTAGGGGTTATATCCCAAGCAACACCTTGCACTTGCAAGTTCTTGGTGATAGTTGACCCGTCAGGCTGGATATTGGATATATCAACATTTTGAAAATAGTCTATGTCTAGCATTGTGCCAGTAGGCACAGCTGTGTCTAATAAGTCGACCGTCATCTCGTCAATACGGATAGTGGTATCTGATCGAGTAGCCACATAAATACGGGCAATGTTGTTAGCGTCTGTATCTGTCTGCACGACTAGATCATTGTAGTTAACGCTGTGTGGGAAATAGGTAGCAACGCTTCCTGAGTCCTCTGCGAACTGGGCTGTGCCGCCAATACGGGTGATAGTGGCTTGGTTAATAATTAACTTGTCGTCAAATGCAAACTTTAGGTTTTTGTAAGGTATATCGCCTGTCTGATTAAACTCAATAGGTGTGCCACCAGCTGAACTAATAGTGCTGGCTCTGTTCTTAAATACTGCCTGACCTTCGGCGTCCATGTAGAACGCACCCTGCTCTGAAAACTCCGCATTGATAATTGCAGTCAAGGCTGTGCGAGTTGTTGCAGGGTCAGCTTGACATAATGAGTTGCCAGTCTCTATTGACCTTAAACTGTTTGGGAAATCTACTGTGTCTAATATCTTGCCTATGCGCTCACCTGTGTCATCACCATTGGCTGAGCCTGTAACAGTTGTAATGTTGGCTAGGTTGAACAAA